CTTTGTCTTGAAAGAACCTGTTGTATATCCAATGCTCTTTAGTGACTGGGTTTAATATTAAGATGATTCTGTTCTGCACATCTTTCTCTCTAATACTTAAATCAATCGTATCGAATATATCCTCATCTATTAACTCCTCTGCCTCGTCTAACACCCAAGTGCTTATGCCTTGTAATGATTTTAAACTTGCTGTCTGATTACCTGCTGATGTCTTTATACCTCTAAATAGTATATCTGATTTATTACCTAAGTTTACTACTTCTGCTTTGTTTACGCTAAAGATATTATCAAAACCTAATAGACTAATCTTTTCTAAGAACTCAGGAATGATTGATAAGTGAGCTGATACCATTGTGAATCTTGTAAATAATACCCTAATGTTCTTAGACATTGTAAGCAGCGTAAGAAAAACCGTTACAGCAAAAGACTTTCCAGATCCTCTACCCCCTGTGATTATAAAGTAACGAGCATCAGATTCAAATAAAGGATTGTATTTCTTATTCAGTATCAGTTTCTACAAATGTTATAACAGGCATATTAATAGCTTTATCTCCAGAGGTTACATCTAATCTATTCGTTTCATTCCATCCTAGTCTAGTCTTTGCTGCGTGTATTACAACTGAAGGCACTTTATCTTTTACACATTCATAATACTTTGACTTGATAAAGTCTTTTTGTATGTTTTCTATTTCTTGTACTTTGTCTGCAAATTCTTGATCCTCTTTTACCCACTTGTAAAAGTTTGTTCTGCTTAAGTCAGTTGCTTTTAAAGCTGTTGTTATTACTCCTAGTGAACTTTCTAATGCTTTGAGTAATCTCTCTTTGTTAATCTTTGTTCTATTCTGTTCCATTCTTTATTGCTTTTTGTCCTGTAAATTGTTCCCATCTTTCTATTATAACATCACAATACTTTTCATCTAACTCCATACCATAGCATTTTCTTTTAAGTTTCTCTGCTGCTATTAGTGTTGAGCCACTTCCTAAAAATAAATCAGCTACAATATCTGCTTTATGATTTCCTATTGCTCTTAATGGAACTTCTATTGGTTTTTGTGTTGGGTGTAGTTTATTTACTCTATCTTTTTTTATCTCCCAAGTTGTATTTTCTGTGGTACTCCCTATAAAATTTGTCTTACTTCCTACTTTACAATATACAAAAGGTTCATATCTATTTTTATAATGGCTATTCATATCAGCATATCCTGTGTTAATTTTTACCCAAGCCAAAACACTCATTATATCTATATTGTTATCTTTTAAAGGTTTGTAGATTTCATAAGAATATTTAATGGCATAAAAAATATAAATTGCTCCATTATCAATAATTAAAGGTATAAGAGGAATAAAATCTGAATAAATATCTATCTCATCATTTTTGAGCATATCCCTTTTATTATTAGTGTTAATTGTATTTCCGTGAATTACTCCACCTCTATAGCTTACTCCATAAGGAGGGTCTGTAAATACCATATCTGCTTTTTCTCCATTCATTAGTTTCTCCACATCATCTGAGCTTGTGCTATCTCCACACATAACTCGGTGTTCTCCTAGCTGCCAAATATCGCCACGCTTTACTTTGCTTTCTTTTACTTCAGGTATTTCATCATCATCTATTAATCCTGCTTCAGGTTCTTTATCATCCTCGTTTTCCCACACATCCAAACCCCATTCAGCAAGTTGTAAACTATCCCATTCATTAGCTAACATATCCCATTCCCATTCGCCAAAGCCTACATTATCCTTTACTATAAACTCTTTCTTTTGTTCATCAGTTAATCCTTCTGCTATTTCAATCCATACTTCTTTTAGTCCTGCATCTTTACTTGCTTTAAGTCGCATATTACCACCTAAGACAATCATGTCCTCATCTACAACAATAGGTCTTAGCTTTAGCATCTCAGGAAAGTCTTGTATTGATTTTACTAACTTCTTGAATTTATCGTTCTTAATAATTCTAGGATTATTAGGATTTCCTTTGACTTGACTGATCTTAACTTGTTGCCTCATAGTATATAATAGAATTTGTTATTATTTATTTAATTAAAAGGTTCATTAATACCACGTTCTCCACATAGCTTTTCTTTTGCACTATCCCAAAGCTTATCCCCTCTTTTCTTTTTACTTAAAGATGCTTCAGTTCTTTTAAGACTAGGCATACCATCCTCTGGCTCTGAATCCATCCACTTGCCGCAATCACATAGAGCTTGTATGGTTACCCATTTCTTTTCTCTATAAGCGATAGTTGATTTACCTATCTCTTTAGTTTCTCCACATTCGCATTTGTATAATGTCATTGCGCTAGTCCTCCTGTTATAGATTGATTATTCAATCCGTATTATATAATAGAAATTAAAACAATTTGTTTTGTATAAGAGGTTTATAGGTAGCATCATATTTTTTATTAATTCCTTTTGGATATTTTTTTATTTTCATTTTTAATTCTTTAGTCATCTTTTTAATTTCTTTTTTATTCCCATTAAAATATAAATATCTATGAGTGGGCTTTATTAAAATCTTTTCTACTACTTTGGCTTTATTATCTAACCCCCTTCTAATATCAAATTCAGTTCCATCTTCAAGTATGTATTTATGCTTAGGAGTGCTTTCGCCTGTATATTTCCAATTAGTAGCCTGATAAATATAACCATTGTGTCCAAAATTTGGGTCTGCATAAGATACTACACAATTTGGTTTTGGTAACATTTTTAAGCATTGTGAAACAAAATAAGATAATGAATTTTTATTTAAGTCATCATTTGTGATTAATCTATTGAGTTCAATCGTTAAACATCTATAATTGTTAAATACACATTTTCCATTATTATAGTTATAATTAGGAGGATAACCAAAAGTGCAAACACCTTTTAAAATATTATCAATATACAATCCAAAAGCAAAAGAAACACTACACATTCTTTTAGCATAGTGTTTTTTTAACAACCATTCTTTACACAAATAATTATCTATTGGTTCAACTTTATATATATCTTTTATACTCATTACTCATATTCGTTTTGTTTCACTTGATTCATATAATCTGTCTAGCTCAAAGTGCAAGACATTTATTGCTTTCTGTATATCTTGTTGAGCTGAGCTTCCTTCTTTTTTACCTGCTCTTAAAATATATTGTGCTGCCTGTGCAGTCCAAGGGCTTAGCTGAAAATCATCTACTATTTTTCTAGCAGAATAACCGTACTTGTTTCCTATATAGTATTGAGGTTCAGGAGTTTGCTTGTAATCTGTTTTCTTTGTCATTTTCTAGTATTTTAATTAATCCTTCTTTTGTGTTTAGTTTTCTTGATCTTGATGATTTTCTGTACTCATCTGGAGAATATATTAGTTTGACCTCTCTTACCAAACCTTCATCATCATACTTTACAATCCATCTACTTTTATAGTGATGCTTTTGTCTTTTTAAGTGTGTTAAGTAACTCATTCGCTGTATTTTTTATATAGTTTTTTTATTCCATCAAAGCACGTAGATATACAAGATCCGCAATTTGTAGTAGGACTGTAATTAGTTCCATGTATTACATTATAAGTTTCTATCATTCTTTTTTTAGCTGCTTGATTTTTTGCTCTGCCTGTTTTTAAGTCTTTCCACATATCTAATATTTCATCTATAATCTCTTGGGGTAAATCCTCTGGTGTTTCTATTTCTGTGGTCTTTTGCCATTTACCCTGACTGCAACCCATAGGAGCTAAACGTGCTTTCACTTTCATAAAACAGCCGCAGTCCTTACACGTTCCTGTTGGCTTAAAATAATAAACGCAGGACTTACAGATTGCTATCCTATCCTCGTATATTTTGTTTGGTACAAAGAACTTCATTTTTTTGATATATTCTAATTAAATCTTTTTGTTTCTTAGGCATTGATTCAGGATATGGAAATCCAAACTGCATGACAAAGCTGTCTTTCTTTTTTGGATCATACAGTTTCATTCAATTCCTTTTTAATTATTTCTCTTACTTTGTCTATTGTCGTGAATAAGCTATTTCTACTGATCTTTGTCTTAGCTGCTAATGAATCTAATGTATTGCCTTCATAGTAATACAACTTAAATAATTCTGCATCATACCAATGTAAAGTATCAAGAACACAATCAATCTTTTCTAGCTTGTTAAGCCTTTCGTGATCTATTTTCTCATTTGGCAAATTTGATATATCTTTATAGTGATTACTACCAGATACTGTATAATCATCAACGCTGGTACAATTAGTAGAATAAATAGTGCTGTCAATATGCGTATAGTATTTTTCATACTTATAATAAAAATTACTTCTTTTACTTGTTAAGGCTCTACGTAATGCAACTGCTCCATATCTTATTATTCCATTCACTCCATCCTTTTGCCATATATCTGTTAAGTTCTGCCTGTTCATCTGAAGGAAGTATATCATTAATTCCTGAACAGCTTCATGTATTTTATTTTCATCTTTAGTAATACCGTAAGCCATAGTCCTAAATTTATCTGTCAGCTTTGATATTTCTATATATATATCAGTCATTTGTTGGTTCTAGTTTGTCTAGCTTATTTACCGTTTCTTGCAGCATTTGATCTAGCACCACTTTATAGGCTCTAACTACTGCGGCATTTCCTTTAGTTTCTATACCTGCAAAAAAACCGCTAGTCATAACTGATACATTTATAGGCATAATCATTATCCAATCATAAAAATTATTCTCTCTAACCCCTGTGCCATATCCATTGGAATAGTCTATTATTAATTGTAATACTTCTAAATAATTATTGTATTTTGCTTTCGTTGCTATTTCCTGAGCAAACTGTCTACACATCTCTATATATATTTCTATGATCTGCTTATGCTGTTCGCTTGAATATATTGGATTTTGCATTTTCAAATCTATAAAAAAACATTACTCAATTCCCTTTTCTTTTTTTAAGTTATCAACAGCCTTTTTGTAATAAACTATCTTTTCATCATAATCAGATCTAGAAAATTTTACTATTGTCCTAGCTTGATATTGCAATTCTAATGCTGTTCCATCCCCATACTTTGCATCTATCCATAAAGCAAATTTAAACTGTTCCCCTTGTTTAAACATATTACACCCCACGCATTGCGGTTGGCAGTTTACTTCATCAAATCTTGTAGGCAAAAAGCTTCTTGACTGAAAATGCCCACATTGCATTCCTGATTTATAATGTGATACCTTAGTACAAGTAAAGCATTGCACCATGCCTTCAGCAGTTGCATCTCTTAGCCTTATATAAAGACTAAACCATTTATCTAGTTCTTTCTTGAGTTTACTAATAGACTTCATACCCTAAGTCTTGTTTCCATTTATCTTGTATCTTACCCTTTCTTGCAGCATATATCTTACCCCTTAATTCTGGGTAATCCTCTTGTAGTTTTCTACGCATTCTTTCAATAGTCTTAATGTTTGTCAGCTTGTTATTAGCAAACATCTGCATAAATTCTAAGCCATTCATTTTATTAGGATCTATTTCTTTTTGCTTTAATTCTCTCCACCAATAAGAACAAATCAACATATTATCATTATCTCTTAAATGTGGTTTAATGGTAAGTAATTCTCTTACGATTTCTTTAGTTTTCATTCTTTTAATTTATAATTAATGTGAAGTAAAATTGCTATTATTATTGCCCAACCGATCATTTGAGTAGCTTTATTGGTTCTTGATAGTAAGGCACTTTGTCTTTTGGCATATCTAATTTTTCTACTTGATAAGTTGCAGAGTCGCACATCTTTTTCATGGCATATACCCATTTGTAAAAAGTTCTTATATTTAAAAACGGTTCATCTTTTGCAAATCTTACACCGTAATGAAAGGCATCCTGAATCTGGTTGAAGGTCATGTTTCCGAATCTATTTTCTTTAATTAAATCTTGAGCAAATATCTTGCTAAGTGTAGCCATTGTCTGCGGATCTGTTTTATGCCCTATTTCAACAGATGTCTTAGCAACTAAGTCTAATACTTTTTCAGTCAAGTCTTGTACGTTTTCTTGTTTAAGTGGTTTCATTAATCTTTACTTTTTAAATTATATAAAAAATCTGTACTCTTTCCATACCTAATACACTCAGGAATATCCTCATCTTTAATTCTTTGACGAATATAATGTTTTACTTTATGTATAGCAGAAATTCTATGTCCAATCCTTATCAACATTCTGCCATCATTACATTTACTTTCTTTTTCTTGTAGTTCTAATTTCATTTTATCTAATAAAAAAACTACACTTTCTAAAAATCTTATTTCTTTTTTCATAATAATTTTTTTGCTTCTTGCCAAGCACTAATCTGTGAATCTAACTTAGACATTGTTGGCTTTTTAGTTTCTCTGCGTTCCCAAGTCCGAACAGCAGCTTTCCAGTCTTTCATTTTATTCTTTCCGATTTTCCAATCTTTGCTTTCATAAAAATCTATAAATGCTTCTGCATCTATATTATTATTACGTTCTTTACAATAATCTTTAACTTCATCAACGTTGGGCTTTTTAAAGTATTTATTTATTGTTATTATTTTTTTATTCTTATTAATAGTTGTTAAGTTTATTTCTGACAAGTTGTTAAGAAACTTAATAACTAGTTGTTCATTTATTTTGAAATATTGTTTAGCTGGTATTCCCCTTCTTTGTGTTTCAATTAAGCCTTTTTCTTTTAAATTTTTAAGGCATTTTCTTTGCTGAAAAGCTGTTAAGGTTGTATCTTTCTCTATATTAGCTTCAGTATTAAAGAACCAACCATCTGTCATTCCATTAGCTATGAAATACTCCTCTTTACTTATTAGGTCAGCAAGTAGGACTGCTGAATTTAATCCTACCTGCCTAGCTAATTCTTTATTCAACACCAAGAAAGCTGTACTGCTTAAAAGGTGCTTCATACGATCTCTAAATTATATTTACAATTCACGAGGGCTAACTTACAATTTTCTAATTGATTGTAGAAGTTTTTGTAAGAAACTTTAATATCAACACCAACCTTTCCAGATTGAATACGTATAGTAGTCTGATGTGGTTCACTATTTTGAACACCATTATCTTTTAAAAAGTCTCTTAATTCAACACGATCTACAAAAATTCTTTTTGATCCTTGTATGCTTTGATAAGCATTGTAAACCTTGTTAAATGTTTCTCTATATTTAGGAAAAGTACGATAGTTTGAACTATGTATTCTTTCGTAATGATATATAGAAGCTCTATTTCTTTTTAATACTTTAGCTATTACTGTTGGATGTGTTTTGTCTATCATTCTAGCTACTACACTTACAACACTTCTCGGAATTTGAAATTCACTTTTTCTGCTTTTATATGCTAGTGAACCCTTACGCATATCTAACAACCTAGTTGTTAAGTCGCATAAGTTTTGAAAGTTATCCTCTGCTATCATATTAGAAAGGTGTGTCATCAGAAGTTATAAAATCAGGCCCAGTAGTTTCTTTAGAATTATTAAGACCTATTCTCCAGCAGTCTATATTATTGTAAAACCTACCTTTGTATTCTCTTGAATATACATTGCAATTCGCAATCACATTATCCCCTTCTTTTAGATTATCTAATAGACTGATCTTATCTCCCATAAATTTAAGTGCTACTTGATTGTTGTAGTCTGATTCAGTTTCTATTATACAAACTTGACTCTCCCATGTTTTACCAGCTTTAGAAGTTCCTGCTTCTGCTTGTAGTTTTTTACTTAGTTTTCCTTTAATTTCCATTTTTATTTATTTAATTATT